TTAAGAGTTGAGCGTGATGCAAAAATAAATGCACCTGTTGACACTGGACGGTTGAGGGCTAGCATATCATCAAGATTAAGCAACTCAAATAAAAATGATATATATGCAGAAGTTGGAACAAATGTCGCATATGCAAAATATATGGAAGGCGCGGAAACATTTGAAAAAGCAATGGAAACAGAGTTTGGAACAAGCAAAAAAAGGGCTAGGCCGTTTCTTTTTCCTGCCTATACCCAAAACAAAGAAAAAATAAAAAAAGACATTGCTGCAGCATTAAAAAAATCACTTAAATTGGGGTGATACAATGATAAGTTTAAAAAATACAGTCTATAGTGCCCTAACAACATCAATAGCCTTGACTACATTGCTTGGTACTGGACAGCGGACATTTTTTCATCGTCCAGATGATGCAAACCTAGCAACATTTCCACGTTTAACATATTTTGAACTTGATAACTTTGGAAATTTATTTGCTGATAATAGCGAATACGGTAGCGAAATTGATTACCAAGTTGATGTGTGGCATACGGCAAGTACAACAGCAATAGCAAATCAAGTTGATACAATAATGACAGGGATAGGTTTTATAAGATTAGCAGGGCCGGATTTATACGAAAAGGATAATCATGTATTTCACAAAGCATTAAGGTATCAAATAAATCAAGAAACAACATAGAAATCAAGGAGGTAAAATCATGGCACGAAAAATTCTAAAAGGCTTGGATAAGTTCTACTATGCAAAATTAGTAGATGGCACAGATACAGTAACGGCAGCGGCTTCTTATAGTGCACCTGTAGCGCTTGAGGGTGCAGTAAGTGTAGCTTATAATCCCAATGGTAGTATAGAAACGTTTTATGCAGACAATGGCCCATTTGAAGTTGAGGAAACCATTGGAGATCAAGATTTTGAAGTTGGAATTGCTGACGTTTCACAAGAAATACTTGCTGATTTGTTAGGACAAACAGTAACAGGTGGAGTTGTAAACGAGTTATCAACAGACCGAAGCCCTTACATAGCGTTTGGGTTTAGAGCTGAACGGTCAAGCGGTGGTTATTCGTACGTTTGGCTGTATAAAGGAAAGTTTATGAAGACACCGATGAATGTTGAAACAAGAGGTGCAACAGTAGGCTTTCAGCCACTTACATTGACAAGTAAGTTTGTTGTTAGAACTTATGATAGCAAGTACAAAGCGCATACCAGAACAGATGCTACAGACTATACAACTGCACTTGCCACAGCATGGTTTACGGAAGTGTACGGAAGTACGCTAGATATTACGCTACCAACAGTATCAAGCAGTGTGCCTGTATCTGGTTCGGCTACAGCGGATATTACAGCAGCAATTACAGTTACGTTTAGCGAAAATATATTGCCAAGTACAGCAGTTGCAGCAAACTTTACGTTAATACAACCAACTGCAAGTTTGACTATTCCAATTACTGGTGGAATAACTTTGTCAAGTGCTGTAGTTACATTGGCACATGCAGCATTATCAAGCGGTGCAACATACAATTTGATAGTTGGCGTTGGAATAAAAGACCTTGCAGGAAATGCAATGTCGGCAGCACATACAATTAGATTCGGAACAGCTTAATTTGTGGGAGGGTAAACCCCTCCCTATGCTTTGAAGGGAGCGTATTTTATGAGAAATCTTATAGCAAGAGATATCATTCCATTTGGGAAAATTTTAGCAAAAACTGATTTAAGGCCTGTTTTTAAAGATGTATTTTCTGGTGATAAAAAGGCAAATAATTCTGAAATTATATTAAAATTAATATACAAAATACTTGAGAACATGGATATTGTGGGTTCTGCTTTGTTTGAGTTTTTAGCATACCTTGAAAATAAAGAAATTTCAGATATTGAAGAACTTCCAATTGACGAACTTGTTGAACTTATTAAGCAACTTTTTGGTGATAAAAACTTTGGAAGTTTTTTCAAACTGGCCTCCAATTAGAGGCTACAGAGATAGAAGATTTTATATTTAGTAGATATCACAACACGGATTATATTTTAAATATGTCCGTGTTTGATTTTGTTGAATTATACAAAAAAGTACAAGAAAAAGAAGCTGAGCATTGCGCATGGGAACTTTGGCTCACTAAGTTTCCAACCTTTACTCAAGAAACGTATATTAGCTTTGATGATTTTATAAATGGAATAAAAGGAAACGAAACACATGAACAAGGCGTTTACATTGATCAACTCGGATTTTAAAGGGGTGATATTATGGCAGAAGATGTTGGGGAATTAGTTGTACGCATAGAGGCAAAATTAGACAATCTGCAAAAAGGATTAAATAAAGCTGGGAGTTTACTTGACAATGTAAGTACTAAAGCTACAAAAACAGGTGGCATTATAAGCAATGCTCTTAGTTTTGCTGGTGGACTTGGCATAGTTAAAGGCGTAGAAAAATTAGTTGAAGGCTTAAGCGCAGGCGTAAAAATGGGCGTAGAATTTGATTCTACCATGCAACAAAATAAAATTGCGTTTGAAGCAATGTTAGGCAGTGCAGAAAAAGCAGACGATTTACTTGGTAAGTTATCTAAAATGGCAGCCGAGACACCTTTTGAATTTCCAGAGTTAACAACTGCAGCCAAGAAAATGCTTGCGTTTGGATTTGCTGCAGAAAAAATACCTGACATGATGAAGAATATTGGCGATGCCGCCGCAGGTCTTGGACTCGGGGCAGAAGGAGTAAGCCGAATAAGTGTTGCATTGGGGCAAATGCAAGCAAAGCAAAAAATACAGGCTGGTGAAGTCCTCCAATTAACAGAAGCTGGAATTCCTGCACTTGATATATTAGCTAAACATTTTGGAAAAACTACAGCTGAAATATCTGTAATGCAGGAAAAGGGATTACTTCCAGTGCAAGAAAGCATAGATGCCTTGATTACAGGTATGGGAGATCGCTTTCCTAACATGATGGCAAAACAATCAAAATCTTTTGCGGGACTCATGTCTACACTTAAAGATAATGTGCAAATGACCTTTGGCAAAGTGCTACAACCCGCTTTTGAATATGCTACAAATACTCTTTTACCTGCAATTATTGATAAAACATCAGCATTTACAGCAGGACTTGAAAAGGGTGGAATTATTGGAGGCATAAAGGCTTTGTTTCCACCGGATGCAGAGGGTGCAATAAATAATATAACTTCTACAATTGGCGGTTTTGTTTCGGGCGCGTTATCTCAGTTGCAACAAGCTTTTGAATATTTTACTACAACAATTATTCCTGCATACATTGAAAATTTTTTAAAAATTGCAAATATTGTAATACCCAAAGTATCGGAAGTATTGACTAATCTTTATAATGTAGTCATGCCTCCACTAAAACGCATATTCGAGGTATTTATCAACGATGTGTTGCCTAAATTGTCAGAAGCATATATGTCTTTCGCTGAAAATGTAGCACCTATTATAATTGATGTGTTTAATTATATTGTTACAAACGTTTTGCCTCCTGTAATTAAAATATTTGAATTTTTAGCAACTAAAATTGTTCCTATGTTGGCGGCAAAATTTCAAGAATGGATACCTAAAATAGCAGCAATTGTTCAGGGGCTGTGGGATGTAATAAAACCTATTATAGATGCTATTGTTGGTGCGTTTGAATTTGCGTGGCCATATATAGAAAAATTAGTTAGCAATGCCATAGATACTATTTCAGATTACATAACTGGTTTTTTAGATATAGTACAAGGCCTAACAGATTTTATTAAAGGTGTTTTTACTGGTGATTGGGAATTAGCGTGGACTGGAATAAAAGAAATATTTATTGGTATTTGGGATTTGATTACATCTTATTTTGGCGGTAAATTAGAAAACATTAAAATAATAACTGAAAATGCGTGGAATGCAATTAAATCTAAAACAGAAGAAATATGGAATGGAATAACAAACTTTTTTACAGTAACTGTAGTTGAAAAGTTTAATCAGTTAGTAACTTTCTTTTCAGAATTACCTAATAAAATTGGTGTATTTTTAATAGATTTATTTACTGTTAAGATACCGTATTATATTGGGTATGGACTTGGCTTTATGGTAAAAACATTATCAGAAAACATACCAAAAGTGATACAATTTTTTAAAGACTTACCTGGTAATATAGCAGTAGGACTTGTTGAAACTTTAACTAAACTTAAAACATGGAGTTTAGATATGGTTGCAAAGGCAAAAGAAACTGGACAAAATGTTGTCAATGGAGTAGTGGATTTTGTTAAAAACCTTCCGTCAAACATAGCAACATGGTTTACTGACACAATAAATAAAATAAAAGAGTTTGCAACTGGCGCTAATAGCGCTGGCGGAGACATCGGAAAAGGAATAGTTGACGGAGTAATTGATTTTGTTAAAACTTTGCCAGGCAAAGTATTTGGATTTTTTGATAATATTATATCTGGAATAGGCAGTTTCGTTAGTGATATAGGAAATAAATTAACAAATGCAGCTAATGCTGTATCGTCTGGATTTGAATCTGGCTCAAATTCTATATCTGGAGCACGTGCTTTAGGCGGCTCAGTGTCTAAAAATAGTGCATATTTGGTAGGAGAAAAAGGCGCAGAAATATTTACTCCTTCAACAAATGGAACAATAATACCAGCAAATGAAACAAGTTCAATTTTAAATGGTTCCACAAATTATGCTGGAATGGTAACAGGCAATACGTTTTATGTTCGCTCAGACAGCGACATAAAAGCCATTGCAAGAGAGTTTTATAACCTTACAACAAATAAAGGTAGAGCATTGGGGGTGAGATAATGCTCGGTTTTACTTACAACAACATACATAGTAGTGCGTATAGTATAGTGGCTAAATCGGCAAATCGCCCTTTGCTACCAGTTTTACGTAAAAGAGAACTTGTTATTCCAGGGAAAAGTGGAACGTATGATTTTGGAGATAATACTTTTGAGAAAAGAACTATTGAAATAGAACTAAAATACATTGGCACAAGTTTTACCGAACTACGCACAAGAGCAAGACAAATAGCATACTGGTTGAGTGGCTTTAGTGGTACCAAGAATCTTATATTTGACGATGAACCAGATAAGTACTATGTAGCAAAAATATACTCTGAAATCGGCTTACAGAACCTTTTTAGAATAGGTGAATGCACCATACAGTTTGAATGTGAACCATTCGCGTATGCGGATTTAGCAGAATATGACGTTACATATGAGTACGACACTGGCGAGCTTTACGATGCTGGACTAATTTATCCTAATGCTCGAACAGTGTACGATTGGACATTCTTAGCACCGTTTTTTAATGTTAGAAATGGAGATTCAAGAGAATGGTGCGGTTTTCCTTGGTCATATAATCCGCATATGACGAGCTTGTATAATTATGGTACTATCGACACCCCATTTACAATGACAATCTATGGCAAAGTTGAAAATCCGCAAGTGTACCAAGAAACAACAAGCGCAACATTTACAATCAGCGCGAATATGACCGCTGGTAGCACAATGATAATAGATTCGGAAACCATGACAGTAACGCTAAACGGAACAAATTATTTACACAAAATGACAGGTGATTTTTTAAACTTAGAAGTCGGAGCAAACGGCTTCTTTTTTTATGGAACGAATCCACAGGCAGAAGTCACATTTGATTTTGAACAAAGATTTTTATAAGGAGGTTTTATAATGGCAGATACATTAGTAAGAGAAGCCATCGCGTATGGCTCACAACCACTTAGTCCTGTTCCACAGTATTGGGATGGGTCAAGTTATGCAAAAGTTCAAGGCATAAATGGTGCATTAAGAGTAATTAATTATAATTCAGCAGGAGAAACATTTACTGGCGCAAGTCCAGCAAGTGTACAATTAACAGCCACATCTACAGTAGTTATATCTGGAACTTCAACTGCTGTAATTTCTGGTACATCAACCGTGGTTGTTTCGGGTACGGCTACAGTTAATTTTTCAGGTAGTGGCACTGTAAATATATCTGGAAACGTTACAGCTGACATAGCAACTTTTCCAGTTGTTGGATCGGCAAATAATACTTGGAGTGCATCAGCAACAGTATCCGCTGGCGCAACTTCTACAGCCGTTGATTTACGATACAACTACAATATAAGTTACTTTGGGACAATTACAAATACATCATCAGCAACATTAAATTTACTTGTCAGCCAAGACAATTCAACTTATTATACAGCAGCGACAGCAACTATTACAGCAGGAACATCAAGCGATTTTCATTATTCAGCAACAAGCGCTGCAAGATATGCAAAATTGATGGTAAGCGGCGTTTCCGCAACTATTACAGCTATAATAGCTGGGAAATAAGGTGATTTTATGGCGTTAACAACAATAAGCGGTACCATTCAAGCACAACCGCTAAATGATAATTTTAGTTATATATTGGATATGACAAAAGTATTTGTAAATGTATTATCCCCACCATCTCCATTAGTATCAGCAAAAGGTGATGGTACACTCGGTGATGCTATAGCAATACAAGCAATTTTAAATTCTTATATAGGAGCAATAATAATCATCCCTTATACCAATAGCTTTTATTCTATTGAAAACACAATCAATGTTCCATCAAATACAACTTTGATTATTAATGGTACATTAAAACTTGCTAATCAAGCAAATTGTGTAATGTTTTATTTAAGTAATCACACAAATATTCATATTGAAGGGAAAGGCACTCTTGATGGTAATAAATTAAACCAAACAAGCCCAACTGGTCAAGGACAAATAGTAGAACAAGGAACTATTCCTGGAATAACTGCTATTGCGTGTGGCGGTTGTGTTGCAGGAATATGGCAATCAAATAATGGTATCACTCATAGCCGTATATCGGGGTTAACTTTTACAAGTTTTAATCAATGGCCGATGTCATTGGCAGGATGTACTGATGTTATTGTATCAGATATCAAAGCTTTAGATTGTTTTAATGCATGGGGATTTACTCAATCGAAAGATTGTCACGCTATTAATTGTTTTTCTCAAATATCTGGCGATATGGGTTTTTGTTTTTATGGTGGTTGTGTTAATTGCAGCGTA